ATAAAAATGAGTAATAAAATTGAATACTTTGGAGATTTTATCAGCAGTATAATAATCTCAGAAGACAGGTTTAAATACCTTGAAAATGCTGGAGTAGAAATATTATCGTGTGTAGAATATAAAGACGGTAAACCAATAGCACAAGGTGAAAAGAAATTTGATATTACCTTTAAAGTAAATAACATTACTTTTCTAAATTTCATGCATGCTGGTATCAAATATTCGTTGGACAAATATTGGAAACCTTAAATTATAACTTATGTGGCTAGTATTTGCAATTGAATTTGGAGTGGTTATAATTGTTTCTTTATTATATGTACATTTGATAAGCAATGAGGATAATAATTACGAAGATGAGTAACCATGTACCACATTGCATACCGTAAGATCTGCTTTGTGGTCTTTTTTTACTTATGGACATAAATCTAATTATAAAAAAATATGGCAAGTTTATAAAGTCCAACATTTCATCTTACACATTAGATGATAATATCATCAACGAAATTTATCAAAATGTCCTTATTAAATTGTGGCAAAAATCACCCAAATCAGTAAATCTTAAATACTTATCAAAACTTGTAAAATTTGCATTTATTGATAATTACAGACGCAATAAAAAGCATCTCAACTACATACCAGTTGACAAAATTTACTCAATAGCTGATTATTTTGATTTGGTTATCACAAAAGAAAATAATATTTTAACAGAATTACGTGTAAAAAGTTTGTTTTCAAAAATTGACAATTTAAAAGAAAGCCAAAGAGATGTAGTTATTTTAAAGCTTGCAGGTTACAATTTTATTCAGATTGCCAAAATACTAAACACAACACAATCTTACTCAATAAGCCAATTTTATTACGCAAAGAAAAATTTATCCCATGCAATTACGAGATTACCAGGTTGACATATCAACAAAAGCTTGTGAACTTTTGAAACAATATAAAATAGCCTATCTATCTATGCAAGTTAGAACAGGCAAAACACTAACAGCCCTTAATACATGTCAACTTTATGGTGCAAAAAACATACTTTTTGTAACAAAAAAGAAAGCTACATTAAGTGTAGTGGCTGATTATGAGCATTACAAAAATGACTTTAAATGCTTTGTTATAAACTTTGAGCAACTGCACAACATAACTGATCAGTATTTTGATTTGGTTATCATTGATGAGGCTCATAGCACTGGTGCCTTTGCCATCCCATCCAAACGCACTAAGGAATTAAAAAGGTTATGTCATAATCTTCCAATCATCTATCTTAGTGGTACACCATCACCCGAAAGCTACAGTCAACTTTATCATCAATTTTGGATTAGCTCATTTAACCCATTTACGCAAAAAAACTTTTATACCTGGGCTAGACAAGGCTTTGTTACCATTCAATCTAAGTATGTTTACAACAGACAAATACACGATTATACCAATGCTAACAAAGAAGCTATTGACAAAGTAGTTAATCATCTTTTTTTATCTTATACTCAGGAGGAGGCAGGCTTTACACAATTAGTTGATGAGCATATCCACCAGGTTGCAATGTCTGACCGTACGTATCAAGTATGCAATAGACTACGTATTGACAAAGTTGTCATAGGCAAAAATGGTGATATTATTGAAGCTGATACTGAAGTAAAACTATTATCCAAACTCCATCAGCTTTATTCAGGTACCGTTATTTTTGATGTCGCAATGTGCGACGAGCAAGAGTCAGCCATTACTGATGATAGCAAAGTAAATTATATCTTTGAGACTTTCAAAGGCTTAAAATTTGCAGTATTTTATAAGTTTAAAGCTGAACGTACTGCTCTAATGTTAGGAGCGCAAAAAATAGGATTAAAATGTACGGAATCACCGGAGGAATTTCAAGCCAATAATGATATGATTTTCTTATCCCAATTTGTAAGTGGTAGAGAAGGTGTAAATTTATCAACTGCCGACTGCCTGGTGTGTTATAACATTGATTTTTCTGCAGTTACTTATTTTCAAGTAAGAGCTAGGCTACAATCTAAAGATAGAGTTGATTCTGCTAAAGTACATTGGATCTTTGCCATCAATGGTATTGAGGAGCGTATTTATAAGGCTGTATGCAATAAGAAAAACTACACCACATCTTACTTTGTTGAAGATTTGAAAACTATGCCAATGCAAACAATACAAGCCATAAAATCTAGTACTATCGTTGCACGTAATGAAGTGCAGATATTAGCATACAAAAAAATGGCTTTGCAAAGTTTGAAAAAATATCCGACATTTGATGCCCGACAAATTGAAAACTACTTATACTGCTGGTGCAATGATATGAAAGACCAAATCATTAAAGCTGGCATTGACTCTCAATCATTTTTAAAACAACTAACAGATGCGTACATTTTGGACAGAAAAGGAAATTAAATTTATCACTGAAAACTACAGCGACATGAATTCAGCTGATATTGCCAAAATACTAAATAGACCAATGGGAGGAGTATATGGTAAAGCTTATTCTATGGGCTTAAAAAAGTCAAAAGAGTATCTAGCAAAGATGCTGGAACGTGAGGCAAAAAAACTAGCCGAATTTGGCAAAAATTACCAATTTAAAAAAGGCAATGTACCTTACAATTATGGACAAAAAATGTCCAAAATACTTTATGAGAAATGCCAAAAAACCATGTTTAAAAAAGGTGCAAAACCTCATAATACAAGGAAGGAAGGCGAAGAGAGCAAATCTACTGACGGTTATACTTATGTAAAGATTGCTGACAATGACTGGAGGTTAAAGCATAGGGTAATTTGGAAGCAAGTTAATGGTGCTATCCCAGCTGATCATATAGTAGTATTTAAAGACAACAATCAACAAAACTTTGACATCAACAACTTGGAGCTTATTACTAAAGTTGAAAATATGCAAAGAAACACCCTTCACCAGTACCCGGAACCAATAAAAGAAATCATCAAATTAAATAACAAACTAAAAAGAAAAATCAATGCAAAACAAAATTGAAGATTTACGCAACCATTTATTTGCCTGTTTAGAATCCTTAGCTGATCCTGAAAAGCCAATGGATTTAGACCGAGCTAAAGCTATTGCCGATGTAGCACAAGTAATTATTAATTCTGCAAAAGTAGAAGTAGATTTTATTAACAAAGTTGGGGGAGTAGGTACTAACTTTATACCTCAAGAAACCCGACCAAAGTATGAGAGAATCACAAATACAACATCAGATAATAAAGTGGCTTGAATCACAAGGCTGGCTAGTAGTTAAGATTATTCAAACTAATAAGAATGGTTGGCCCGACCTGCAGTTACATGCATTAGGTACAACCATTTTTATTGAGGTTAAATCTGAAAATGGCAAACTATCTGAGCTTCAAAAATATAGACACAAACAACTACAAGACAAAGGATTTTTCGTAATTACATCATCATCATTAAATCATCTACAAAATGAATTTATTAAAATCAGCGAGGGACTACGTCTCAATAGGATTATCGGTAATCTCAACTGATAACACCAAACGCTCCATAGGATCATGGAAGCAATACCAATACAACATACCAACCGACCAGCAACTTGTCTCAATGTTTGCACATTCAAAAGTGCAAGGACTTGCTATCATCTGTGGGGCCGTATCAAACAACTTGGAAGTAATTGATGTGGACTGCAAATATGGGGTAAATTTTGATTATTATTGCGACAAGATAATAAATGCTGATCCTGTGCTTTATAGCAAATTATTTATCGTTAAAACTAAATCTGATGGCTATCATATTTATTTTAGATGTGAGTTTATTGAAGGCAATCAAAAGCTTGCAGAAAGGCCGCCAAATGATGAGGAGTTAAAAGCCAATCCAATGGCTAAATCTTATGTACTAATTGAGACACGTGGCGAAGGTGGTTATGTTTGTGCGCCTCCTACACCCGGTTATCAACCAGTACAAGGAAACAATGAAATACAAGTTATAACCATTGATGAGCGTGATACACTAATGAGCTGTGCTAGGGAGTTTAATCAAATTATTGAAACTATTGAGCAGCCGAAAATAGCACATAATAACGATAAGCTCACAGTTTGGGAAGATTACAATAAAAGAGGTGATGTACTTGCATTATTACAAAAGCATGGCTGGTCTGTATTAAACAACGATGGTAAAAAAACTTACCTTCTTAGACCAGGCTCAACAACATCTGCAACATCAGCTGTATTATTTAATGATACACGTATTTTTTATCCTCATACAACCTCTACAAACTTTCAAAATAAAGGCTATAATCCATTTGGGGTATATTGTATGCTTGAGACAAATAATGACGCTAAAAAAGCTTGTAAAGAGCTTAGTGATATTTATGGTGAAGTTAATACTGGTGGTTGGTTCTGGTATTATACTAAAAATGGTAATGTAGTTATTGAGCGTTATGCTCTACAAAAGTGGTTACATGATAATAACTATCAACTATATTTTCAAAACGCAAAAAATAAAGTGTATAGGCTTATACATGAAGAAAATAGGCAAGTAAGAGAGGTTCATTCAGAATCAATAAAAAAGTTTATAAAAAAGAAGCTTATTGATGCTGGGCATATTGACGTTATGGAGCAAATCATAAAGAATACCAATAGCATATTTACTGATGCTTTTTTTGAATATATTGATAAGTCCGAGATTGAGATTTTAAGAGATGAAGCTAATAAATGTTACTTCCCATTCAAAAATGGTATCGTAACAATAGACAAAGCTAATATTAGCAGGATAGATTACGGCACCATTAATCAGTCTATTTGGGATAGCCAAATTAATGACTTTGACATTTACATAAACAAAGATGCAGACATTACCGAATGCCAGTATTATAAGTTTATAAAGAAAATTAGTAACGATGAGCCTGAACGCATTAATTATGCCATGTCTATCATTGGATACATATTACATAGCTATAAAGATTCTAGCCGACCATTTGCTGTGATCTTGGCTGAGGAGACAGATGATGAAGCCAAAGGTGGTGGTACCGGTAAAGGTATTTTCTTTAAAGCCATTAGCAAACTTATTCCAACAGTTACAATGGATGGAAAAAACTTTAAGCCTGATAAGACATTTGCTTTTAGCCGGGTAGAATTAGGCACTAAGCTTGTAATTATTGAGGATTGCCCAAAAAATGTAGAATTTGAGCGTTATTATCCAACTATAACCGAAGGTATGACCATTGAAAAAAAGAATAAGGATGAGATATTTTTATCGTTTGATGATAGTCCTAAACTTGCATTTACTACCAATTATAGCATTGCTTCAAATGCTGAGCATGCTAAAAGAAGACAAAGAGTATTGGAGTTTGCTCCATTTTTCTCATCATCAATGACACCAGAACAATATTTTGGTAATAAGCTATTTAATGATTGGGATAACGATGAATGGCAACGATTTTACAACTTTCTTTTTATCTGTGTTCAATTCTATTTTGTAAATGGAATACAACCAATAATGAATAGTGAAAAGCTAAATAGAAAGCAAATTAAATTACAATTTGGAGAAGACTTTTTGGACTATTTAGACACCATAATTGAAGATCATTTAGGGCAACAATTACCATTAAATGAGGAGTGGAAAAATTACTTAAATCGGTATGAATTACAGGCAAGAGATTATAGTCTTAAAAGATTCGCAAAAGGATTACAAATAGGTTCCCAAATACTTGGGATTGATTACATTGGTTACAAAAATAGACAAGATAACAACAAAAAGTACTTTAAAATAGGTAAAATATCTAATACGTTCAATGAAATTGTAACCAATGTAACCGATTTATTCTAGTGTGTAACCCATTTTTTTACGGATTGGTTACATATTAACTTATTGATAATCATTTAATTATAAACACTTGTAACCAATGTAACCCATTTTTATATAAATTTTACTAAAGTATATAAATATATATATAATAGAGAGAATAGAAAAAATGCGTAAATGCGTTACATTGATTACAAACAAATAAAAAAGCTATGGAAAAAACTACTATTTTTAGGGTGTTTAATCATAACAAAATACTGGCTTATAAAGTGGCAACTTTAACCAGGTCAGATGATGAAATATTAGCTGCAATTTTACCCATGTTTGAAGGCTCAAAAAACATTTATAGGATTTATAAAAATGATGAACTTGTTATGGTGTTAAATTCTAAACAAAAAAGGTTCACAGGCCGTAAATCTATTTTAGAGGTTAGTAGTGGCACGATATTTAAAGACATATATGAAATGAGGAATGTACTATTATTAGACCGTAAAAAAGCATTAGATTTAGTTAAGAGGTCATTTAATTATCGTTATGTGTAAAATTTTAAGTAATTTTATACTGATTAAATTATAGTTTATTTTGGGAAGGAAATCAAAAGAGTATGAGATTAATGTTCAGAATATAGCATTAAAAGCTATAGAGGAATACTACGGTAGTATTCAGGCTGGCTTTATCCATTTGCTAGGAAGTGATGAGCCTGCACTGGTTAAGTTCTGTTGGGAGCATGGAGTAGGTAAGCCTACTGATAGATTAGAGATGAATGTGGAGCAGGACATCAAAACATTCCAGGTTATACAACTTCCTGATAATGGTAGGGATAACTTCATTGAACCAATAGAACCAATAGACGAATCAACTGAGCCAATTGCATAACATCGAATACATAAGGCCACAACCAGGCTACCAAACTATAGCACTATCAAGTAAGGCAGACATTGTCATTGGTGGTGCAGCTGCGTTTGTAGGTAAGACATTTGCACTTTTATTAGATCCAATTAGACACATAGACATCAAAGGCTTTGGTGGTGTGATATTTCGTAGGACAAGCGTACAGATTCGTAATGAGGGTGGCTTATGGGACACTTCAACAAAGCTATATCCAATAGTCAAAGGTGATGCTAGGGAGTCATCATTGGATTGGAAATTCCCATCAGGAGTAAAGATTTCATTTCGGCATTTAGAGTACGAGAAAAATAAATATGATTGGCAAGGTTCACAGATTCCTTTTTTGGGATTTGATGAGCTAACTCATTTTACTGAATCAATGTTTTTTTATCTGCTATCACGTAACCGTAGCTCATGCCAGGTGAAGCCTTATGTTAGGGCTACATGCAACCCTGACCCGGAAAGCTGGGTATTTAAACTTATCAGCTGGTGGATAGATGGTGAGACCGGGTTCCCAATACTAGAGCGTAGAGGTAAGCTAAGATACTTTATCAAGTATGGACATGATTACATTTGGGGTGATAGTTATGAGGAAGTATATGATAAAGCTGAGCATATCATAGAGCCAATGATGAAAGCATCAGGATTAAAAGCTCAGGACTTTATCAAGTCTATTACGTTTGTGAGTGGTAGCATATACGATAACAAGGAAGGGTTAAAGAATGATCCATCTTATCCTGGTAACTTGCTTAGTCAGGATGAGGACACCAGGCGGCAGTTGTTGGAAGGTAGATGGAAGGTGAGCAACAGTCCTAATGATGTGTATGAGTATGATAGCTTTGCAGGTCTGTTTGAGAATGTAAAAGGAGTTAATAAGACAGGCAAGTACATTACTGCAGATATTGCCATGAAGGGAAGCAATAAGCTTGTGGTGGGATATTGGGAAGGTATGGAGTTAGTGGACATGGAGATAATGGATAAGAGTGATGGTAAGCAAGTGATAGATTTAATTAATAGGATGGCTCAAAAGTATTCCGTAGAAAATCGTTATATTTGTTATGACGCTGATGGTGTAGGTAGTTATGTGGATGGATTCATAAAGGGTGCAGTACCGTTCAATGGTGGAGCATCAGCAATGAGTGTAAAGGATGATGCAAGTGGAAGGTTGATAAAAGAGAATTACTTTAACCTAAAGACACAATGCTATTACAGATCAGGTGGAAGGGTTGGAGATGGACAGATGAAGATTAGTAAGCATGTAGCATCAAAGATGTACGATAGTACAATGACGGTGAGACAAAGATTTATGTATGAGCGTAAGGCAATACAACGTGCTAAGAGTGATTATGATGGTAAGCTAAGGATAGTGGGTAAGGATGAGATGAAAGTTAAGTTAAACGGGGATAGCCCCGATTTGTTGGATATGTTTATGATGCGTGAAATGTTTGAGTTAAAACCAAAATTAATGTTTGCTTATGAGAATGATTGACAGGCTGTTTGGAGTTCCTAAAATAGTAAAGGACTTACAGCAACAAGTAAAAGCTTTACAAAGTACATCAATGGGAATGACTATCAATGCAAGTAATGCAATCTTCCCAAGTTGGCAGACTATTGAGGCAATCAACCAGTACTGCACAATTGATGATATTTATTCAGTGATAAGCTATCTAGCTGAGACTGCTGCAAGGATTCCATTCTATGGTTATGAGGTTTTGGATGATAATGCAATGAAGTCATACAAAAAGTATGACATGAAAGCATTACAAAAGAAGTACTATAAGACCAAAGCTTTACAAGATTTACAGCCTGATGATATCTTTATGAAGATGTTGGATGGCATTACTTATGAGGACAAGATAAAGTATTACACAATCCTATACATAACTGGTGAGCTATTTCTATATAAAGAAGTGTTGGAGCTTGGACCTAATGCTGGTATGGTTACATTGCATGCATTAAATAATCAGAATGTAACAGTGTTGGTTAGTGATACGTTCCCACAGGCAGTAGTAGGGTATAGATACTTTGATACTGGCTTTGATGGTAAGTTTACAACTGATGAGATTATTCATGTGAAGTATTACAATCCTACTATCACCAATGGTCAGCAGTTCAGGGGGTTGAGTCCATTGCAAGTATTGACTAAACGTGTTACCAGGTTAGATGCTGGAATGAATGCATCAGTAGCACAAATGCAGAACGGTGGGGTGCCAGGAATTGTGTATGAGAAGTCAGACTTTGCTATTGAATCATTGGGGCAACGTAAGAATGACTTTAGCAAGTATTTAAGGAATAGCAGTAACAAGGGTGCGCCATACTTTGCAGCTGGTGAGATGGGTTATTTAGAGTTGGGATTGAGATTAGCAGATATGGAGGTGGCTGAATTACAAAAAATAGACTTCACAAAGATTTGTAATGCATACAAGTTCCCTGAAGTGTTGTTGAATAATACTGATAGCAGTACATACAACAACATGAATACGGCTTTAAAAATGCTTTATACCAACTCAATCCTTCCTAACATACATTTGTTTAGGGATGCATTGATAAGGGGCATATTACCAATGTATCAGGATGGAGTGAGCAGAACAATAGAGATAGACATTAGCGACATCCCGGCTATGCAGGATGATATGAAAACGCAAGCTGAGGCATTATCTGCTATGTGGTGGATAACACCAAATGAAAAAAGAGAGATACAAGATTTTGAGATTATAGATGATCCAATAATGAATCAGATAATTATTGATTCAGGTAAGCAAGTGATAACTGATTTAGGTGTAACAGTTGAAGATGTAACAGTGTTTGATTAATGGAAAAAAGTATAGAGCAAATTACACAGATGATACATAGTAAAATCTCATTGATGCTTATCAGTGAGTTACCTGTGCCATCATGTCCATTAAAAAAACAACAAAGGGAGTGGAAGGTAGAGCAAGTAAAAAAAGCATTAGCAAATAAATTAAGTCCACAAGGGTTAAGCATAACAGTTAGTTTATGACACAACAAGAGCAACAGGCATATTGGAATAAGTGGAACAAGTTTCAACAAAGATATGAGAAGTTGTATGAGCCTAAGTTTCATAAAGCTTTAAAGATTCAGTTGGATGCATTTATAAAGACACAGGATCCTATGACATTGCCAGTGTTCCCAATCTATGAGGTGTTAGTATCTTTGTATAAGACGGTGGGGCCAGCGTGGGCTAGAGTAACTAGAACAGAATCAATAAAGGCTGATGATGCATTTGTTAGTGGTCAAATGGGGTTTAATGAAAGGATAGTAGAGTTAATGAATCAGTACTATGGTATTGATTTGTTGAATGATGCAAACCTAATGACAAGTTATAGCACATCATTCATACAACAGGTGTTAAGTGATGCGGCTGTAACAGGTGCCTCATTTGATGATATAGTAAGGCAGTTGTTGGTTAGTCCGGCATTCAATGCAATGAGGGCAAGGAGGATAGCAAGGACTGAGACTGTTACCAGTGCAAATGGTGCTGCTATGATTTATGCTAATGAATCAGGCAATGTAATGGAGAAAGTATGGATAGCAGTAAAGGATAGTAGAACGAGGCATGATCATAAAATGGTAGACGGTACTAGGTTACCAATTGAGACACCATTTACTTTGACAAATGCAAAACTTGGTGATATTGGAATGATGCAACCTGGTGTGAGAACACAACCAAATGGGTTGGCAGTTCCAGCTAGTGAGGTAGTTAATTGCAGATGTACGGTGGCATTTCAAGCTAAGAGGGACAGGAATGGTAGAATAATTAGAAGATAGTTAAGAGATGTTTAAGAGACATTTAAGAGATAAGATACTTGGTTGGCGTAATTGGGAATGAATACCAACATTAGGAAACGCCCTTACATAGTAGGAAGATAAGGGTGCAAATCCCTTACCAGGTACTAAAAAAAAGTAATTACATTTTAAAATAAAATAGTAACTTTATACCAATGAACAGTATTTACACAATAAAGGACATTTCAATAGCATCTGAGATAATGGATATGAATCCAATACAGGGCATTGTAACTGGTTACTTTAGCAAGTTCAATAATGTTGATGCAGATGGAGACATCATGAAGCCTGGAGCATTTACTAAGACAATTAGTGAGCAAGGCCCGGCATCAGCACAACCGAGAATAAAGCATTTGCTTAACCATGATCCTGCACAACCTTTGGGCAAATTACTAAGTTTAAAGGAAGATGCTTATGGCTTGTATTATGAGAGCCAAGTGGGAACGCATGAGGGCGGTGAGGACTTTATAAAAATGGTTGAGAGTGGATTAATAACTGAGCATTCAATTGGGTTTAAAATAATTAAGCGTAACCAAGTCCAATCCTATGAAAACTATTTACGCAATCCATCATTAGGCCAGTTTGAGATTACTGAGGTAAAGTTATATGAGGGTAGTTCATTGACGGCATGGGGTGCTAACGCACTTACACCAATCACATCACTTAAGGGTGATAAGAATTTAGATGTAGACATGATAGTAGCTAAGACGGCTGCTATTGATAAGTTCTGCAGAAACACAACGGCAACAGATGATACAATACAGATGTTGTTGTTACATAGCAAACAATTAGCTCAGTTAATTCTAGATATGAAATCTAACACTACTCAACCGGATAACACCATTGAGCCAGTAGATGAAACATTGGATATTATAAGAGCGTTTAGAAATAAAATTTAATCAAATTACAAAAACCATAAGACATGGAAAAGAAAGAATTAATGCAAGAATTGGAAGCGTTAAAATCAACACTTGAAGCTTCAATATCTGAGAAAACTAAGTCTGAGATTGCTGATCAATTGAAATCAGTAGTTACAGCAGTTGATGAGAAAATCAACGCATTTGGCAACGGTAGTGATTCAGCTGAGGCTGTAAAAGCTATGACAGATGAATTCAACAAATTGAAAGCTGAGCAAGCTGCAATTTTGAAAGGATTTGATTTGTTGCAAACAAGAGTAAAATCTTCATCTACATCTAGCATGGAGAAAAAATCTTTTGGACAATTATTTACTGAAGGAATGGAAGAGAATTTTGACCATATCCAAAACGTAAAGAAGGGTAAGCCATTCCGTATGGAAATCAAAGCTGTTGGAAACATGACTTTGTCTAACAACTTAACTGGTGATGGTGTTGCATCTTATGCAGCTACACAAGCTTTATTGCCAAGTCAAAAAATCAACTTTAGAGATTTGATGCCAACTGCAATCAGTCCAACTGGTTTGTACGTACAATATCGTGAGACTGGTGGTGAGGGTGCTATTGCGGTACAAACTGAGGGAGCTAGCAAAGGTCAAGTAGATTACGATTTATCAGAAATCAAAATCGTTGAAGATTATATTGCAGGCTTTGCACGTTTTTCAAAGCAAATGGCTAAGCAATTACCATTTATGCAAACAACTCTTCCAAGATTGTTACTTAGAGATTTCTACAAGGCTGAGAATGCTGCATTTTTCACTGCTGTAAGTGGTGCTGCAACAGGATCAACTGCATCAGCTGAGACTGATGCTATCAAATTCATCGTTGATGCAATTGCTGCTCAAATGACTGCTAACTACAATGCATCTTATGCGTTAGTATCACACACACAATTGGCACGTTTAAACAAGCTTTTGTATGTTAATGGGTACTATCAGGGATCAGGTGGTATCTTGTCAAGTGTTAACGGAAACGTAGCAATCAGTGGTACACCAATCTTACCAGCATCTTGGGTAACTGATGATAAAATCTTAATCATTGATAGAGATTATCTTGAGAGAGTTGAAACTGAAGCTATCACTGTTGAATTCTCAATGGAAGATTCAGACAACTTCACTAAAAACTTAATCACTGCACGTATTGAGTGTTTAGAAGATGTTAACTTAATGATGCCTGCATCTGCATTATATGCTGATTTCGGTAACGTATAGTAAATAGTTCGTTTGTTTGATGATGATAAAGGCCTCACCTCTAGGGGTGGGGCTTTTTAAAATAAATAAATCATGGTAGATTATAACAGTATCTTAGATGTTCAATTTCAGGATGGGGAAATTACGGAGCCAGTTACATTAACTGAGGCAAAGAATTTTTGTAAGATAGACATCAGTACTGATGATGATTTGATTAATTTATTGATAACTGCTGCAAGGCAAATGTGTGAAGCTTACACTGGTGTTGGATTTGTAGAGCATGATGTAGTAGCAGTGCTTAACAATATGAATGGAGACATTTACATTCCTTATGGCCCAATGATAGCCATTAATAGTGTGGAGAATGAGCAAGGAACGGTGTTGATATTAGATACCAATTACACAATTGGTGGCAATGAGTTTAAGCGTTTGAAAACACCTTTGCAAAATAACATTACCATTGATTATACAACAGGTTACACAACATTACCGGAGGCATTAAAGACGGCATTACTTAACCAGGTATATTACTTGTATGACAACAGATCAGTAGGAGTGGATGATATCAGTCCAATAGCTAAGATAATTTTAAACCTTTACAAGCGTGTATAAATTAAATCGTAGAGTTACTATCAATAGATACACAACAAGCTTGAATGAGTTTGGAGGATTGGTTAGTGTACTTACTGGTAGTTGGTCTAAGTGGGCTGATGTAGAGAATAGAGACGGCTCTACTGCTAAAAGCTATGACCAAAATCAGTGGACTTATGACCAAAATTTTGTGTTAAGGTATGAGCGTGAAAGACCTACAAGGAGTAATGATGTGATAGAGTATGAATCACAATTTTACAAGATTAATTCAATACAAATAAGAACGGAGGGAGCAAAGTCATTCGAATATATTAAGGCAACAAAATTAGATGAAAATATTAACTCAGATGCACCAATGGACACAGGCAATATCAAAGTTTACAACTACATAGCTGAGGGTGGCGAGTATCAATTTACTTACAATGGGTTAGTTGGTAAAAATGTTTTTGGTGCCTTTAAAGACGGCATACAATACCTGGTAATTACATCGGGCAGTCCAGTGGGTAAAGAGGTGTTATACAATAGTGCTACAGGTGAGTTTACTTGGAGTGCATATTTTGAAGCTAATGAAGTTGCAACAATATTATACTACTAATGCAGATAGAAGTAAAAGGATTAGACACGCTGATTAAAAAGTTTGACACCTTATCTAAAAAAGTACAAGGTGAAGTACAATCTGCGTTAAATTCTTGGGCAGATGATACTGCAGCAAATGCTAAATCTTTAGTTGCAGCAAATAGTAGTGATGAAGGAGCGTTATTGAGAAGTATAAGCCCTATTTATGGCAATGGTTCTGCAAGAGTAGTGGCTACGGCTAAATATGCAGCATATATAGAATTTGGCACTAGAAAATATGCAGCAGCTTATGTATCAACATTGCCAGCAGATTGGCAAGCTTATGCTGCAACATTTAAGGGTAAAGCAGGAGGTGATTATTATGATTTCTTAAATGCTATTTTAGATTGGGTAAAGAGAAAAGGAATAACAGCAAGATACTCAGTTAAAACAAAAAAGAGGTTAAGAAATTCGAAGGCAGATGATGAAAGATTGGTAGAAGCGGCTCAAGCAATAGCTTTATCTATTTTGAGAAATGGAATACAAGCAAAACCTTTTTTATATCCATCGGTAAATAAAACTTTACCTAAATTAAAAAAGGATTTGAGAAGTATTTTAAAAAATATCAGTTAATTATGAGAGACGTAAACAGTGCAATATTACAAGCTTACTATGAGATAGTAAATGGGTTAGATATTCCTGTTTATGAGGGTGAGGAACCTGATGATGTGAAGCATAAGATTTATTGCGTTATCAATGATGCAACATCAACTGAAACAAGCACAAACAATTCATCAGATGTAAATTTAACAATTCAGTTGAGCGTTCATAGTTGGGAATACAAGTACAACAACAGTAAAACATTAAATACAGCGTGTGGGGCAATTATAGACGCAATAAAGCCACAAGGGGTGTCAAACATAGATTTATCAGCCTTTGGATTACAAATGTGTAATTTGACCTTACAAACAGATAGGACAGAAAGATTTGGCAATTTGGGTGGAAAAGTATTTATTTCAAGGATATTGATTTTTAAACAAGATATTTTCGTAATTTCATAACAAATTAAAACTTAAATAAAATGGCAGAACACAAAGTAGCCGGTGGTACGATGTTATTATTCATTGATCCAGCGGGTGGAACAGATTACGATACAGTAGTTTGTTTAACTTCAGTAAGCAAAGCAGATTCAGTAACAGTTGTTGATGCAGCGTCAGCATGTGGCCCGGATAAAAGTCCTGGTACATTAGAGTTGTCTTATGCATTTGAAGGACAACATTTACAAGATCCTACAACTGGTAAAATCAGTGGAACATCACTTCGTCAATTATTGCGTAGCAAAACTACAATAGGATGGAAGATAGCACCTGAAACACCAGTAACTGGAGATGAGATTGAAAGTGGCACAGGATTCTTATCTGAATTAAGCTCAACCTATGCATTTGATTCTATCGGAACATTCACAGGATCTATACAGCCTCAAGGAGAGCCAACTTTATCTATCCAAGCTTAATTAATAATATAGGTTAATTTGATTGGCTTGTAAATAAGTCAATCAAATTAACTATTATCTAAAACAAACAAAAATGAAAATCAAATTAAACGGACGTGAGTACGGTATTAAATTCAATCAATTAGCCATTGAGAAGCTTCATGAGTTTAACGATGGTGAGACTACATCAGGCTTTATGTATGCTATGGTGTACGGTGGTATGTTGGGTTACAGCAGATTAAAGCGTGAAGATGTAGATTATACTTGGGAAAATGTATGTGATTGGGTAGATGATATGGAGGATAAGAATGAGCAGATACAAGCTGTAACTATATTGCTTAATGAGACTAAAGTATGGAATGACCTTATAAAGCAAGGTCAAGAGATTAAGGATAATGAGGAGAAAAAAAAAGCCATAGAGAGCAGTGCTACGACAACTTAAAGTTTGCTTTAGGCAAGTTAGGTTGGAGTGTTGATGAATATTATTGCTCAATGCCTCATGAGTTTTATGCAGCGTGTGAGGGATATTTAGAGAGGCAAAAGGAATCGGCTATGGTCATTCGTTTTGCCTCTTTTCGTGTAGCTGAGGCTATGGCTGGGAGTAAAGCAATAGGTAAAATTAATAAGTTTTGGCCGATGGAGGATGATAGTGATAAAAAAGAGGTAGAGCCAATGACGGCTGATAGATATAAAGCTATTTTAGAGCGACACAATTTAAAGATTAAATAATGGCAGAAGAGATAGAGATAATAGTAACGGCAACAGGATTTGATAAGGTTAGTTCAGGGCTTAAAAATACATCTGAGGCACTTAAGTCAACAGCTACTGAGGCAAAGAAAACTGGAGACGCATTAAAAACCAATTTAAACGCTGGTTCTGCACAGGCTGGACAATCATTACAGAATCTATCTAGGTTAGCACAGGATGCCCCATTTGGCTTTATAGGTATTCAGAATAACATAACTCCATTAGTAGAATCATTTGGTAGATTAAGAGCTGAGACTGGTAGCACTGGTGGAGCGTTAAAAGCGTTGGTTGGTGGGTTAAGTGGGCCTGCTGGTCTTGGGTTAGCATTTGGGGTAGCTACTGCTGCTATAACATTTGCGCAGATTGGATTACAAGCTTGGAGTAGAGGAAGTAAAGAAGCAAAAGAAGCAGCATTCCTGTTTCAAGACCAATTAAGCAATTTAGAAATAGGATTTAAAACATTAAAACTTTCAATACAAAGTACAAATGAGCAGTTAGCATTTCAAGAAAAAGTATCTAATATTAGATTTAATATAGGCAATACAGATGACTTTGCAAGGTCATTAAATGCATTAACTACACAATTTGATACATTAGGTACTGCATTTGATAATACAACTAAACAAAGAGATGAATATTTAGCTAAAATAGCTGAAGCTGAAGGGATTGTATATCGTTTACAATCAGCAGAAGGTGAACACACAAAAGAATTAGAAAGAGCAAATAAAGTATTAGATGAAGCTAATGCTGGTTATGATACTGCAGTAAAAAAACTTGGAGATATAGGTTTACAACGTGTTATAGTTACTGAGCAATTAAAATTAGAAAAAGTAAATCAAGAGAAATTAAATGCTGCTAAATTAAAGGAGGTTGAAACTATTGATAAAGTTTTAGCTAAATTAAGAGAAGCAATAAGAGACCAAATAGATATAGGAATAACATTTAACGTATCAACATTAAAAGAACAAGCTAATTTAGTAAAAGGTACAATAACTAAATTAATTACTGATTTTAATTTAGATCCTAATAGCAGTATAATATTAAAATTAAAGGCTGATTTAAAGGGTTTAGAAATGGCTATTAAAAGGGAAAATGTAATTATCCCTGTATCATTAGAATTAAAAAATGATAAAACAAAGCCATTATTTGATAGTGTAAAAATAAAATCGTTAGAATTACCTTCTTTAGATGATGTAAGAACAAGTGCAAAATTAGCTGAATTATTTAGTGGATTACCTCCTGAATTTTTTAAGCCATTTAATGAAAAAACTTTACAAGGAATAAGCAATCAATTTAACAGCACATTTGAAACAATAGCTGAAGATGTAGCCATTTTATTTGGTCAAACATTAGGTGATGCATTGACAGGACAAGGTAGTATAGATAATTTTTTTCAAGGTATTTATAAATCATTAGGAGCTAATTTAGAAGAGTTAGGTAAATACTTAGTAAAGACAGCCATTGAGATTGAATTAATACAAAAAACATTATTTACCAATCCATTTTTGGCTATTGCTGGAGGTATAGCTTTAATAGCTATTGGTAGAGCCATAACAAATTCAATGAATAGAAATGCATTTGCAGTTGGTACACGTAACGCACCAGGTGGAATGGCATTAGTGGGAGAGCGTGGGCCTGAATTAATTAATTTACCAAGAGGCAGTCAAGTAATCCCAGCAGCGCAAACATCTAACATGCTTGGTGGTGTTGGTGGAGGGATAGAGATTTACGGAATATTACGAGGTCAAGATATTTATTTTAGTAACAAAAAATATAGTGCTACTTATGCACGTACAACATAATGGGATTAAAATACACAGGCTCATTTGATTCAATAAGAAGTAGCAGCAGATACTTAGTAAATATCTATCAGGATAGTTATACAAGTGATCCTATTACTGTTATATTGGGTGCAACACCGGTAGTACATGAGTGGCAGGAAGATGATCCATTGGCACCAATCAAAGGGAGTACACTTACAATAAATCTTACTACATCAGGTGGCTTATCGTTATTAGATTTTTATTCAGAAAATGACAATGAGTATAGAGTAAGATTAATTGGGCCTGATGTTATTGGGAGCAGTGATACTGTTTTATTTGATGGTTTTATTTTACAATCTGATTGTAGTGAGGTGCAATTAGATTTTATCCATACAATCACATTAACAGCAAGTGATAATTTAGGAACAATAAAAGATATCAATTTAGATAGAGCGGCTTTCTTATTTGGTGATGAAACAACATTAACAGATGTAGGATGTGTATTTGTTCCAGCAGGGCCATACATTGTAATAAATGTAGTAACGTGGAATGTGCAACCTGGTCAAACATTTACAATAGATGGAACACCATTTACAATGGTTGCTAATTTAGGTGAGATAGATTTGGTGTATACTGGTTGGTGTATTCAAATAGTTGAAGCAATACCAGCATTGGTTATAGGTACATTTGACATAACGTATAGACAAGTAGTATCATTAGACGGTTACATTCCATTGATAACATTTATTAAGTTGTGCTTGCGTGCTACTTACGTTGATAATTTAAAGCTTAATTTAATTAATCATATTGCTCCAGCTGATGGAGTTATTTTCTTAGATACTGGTGAGACTAGAATACTTGAAGATGTTACTTTATTAGGAAATACATTTTTGAAAGGTAATGAGTACTTAAGTTGCTATGATGTATTAGAGATAATTATGAAGAGGTTTAACATGTCATGTTTTCAGTCTCTTAATGCATGGTGGATTGTGCGTTATCCTGATTTATTTTTGGATTATGAGGAAGGCGAAACATTGGTGGATTATTATACTTATAGTGCTTTTACATTTGATTATTATGACAAGTTTACTATCAATAAATCATTTGTAATTGATTCAAATAATAAAGTAGAAACAGGATTGCTTAAATCTATCATTAGACCATATAGGAGGACATTAGAGACCTTTAATTATGTTCAGCCGGAGAATTTATTATGCAATAGTCAATTTACTGATTTAGGGCCTTTAATACAAGTTAGAACACTTGGGAGTTATACTTTTAAAGAGTATCAATTGCCATGTTGGTATGATTATGATGCTCATCCGACTCCAACACCTCAAAGATTTATAAGAATTACTTACGATTCATTTAATAATGAGGTTGATAGATATGTTGTAGTAACTGGTATTACTTGGGATGCGCCAAGATCAGTACAATCTGCAAATATTGAGTTAAATGAAAATGATATTTTTGATTATTCATTTCAATTTAGCACTGATGTAAGTCAACCTGGACCAAATAGTATACAATTTGCAATTAGATTAACAGATGGAATAACTACTAAATTTTTACAAGATGATGGTACTTGGGATTCATCCCCTGGTTATACATTTTATATACCATCAGGACAAAATACTAATCAATGGCAAAATGTTGATATAAAAAATGCTAAAATACCTTTTGGTGGTATTTTAAATATTTTTTTAGCTGAGGCAACATCTTCATCATCAGATGAAACAAGATATAAAAATTTAGTATTTACTTTAAAATTTGTTATAGCTGGGCAAGGTCAAGTAAGTGGTCATAGCCATACAGTAAGCCAATCTAAAAAGCTTAATAACATTAATGATGTTGAAATATTTATAGATAATAGTGAGCGTTCATCAATATCAGGTACATTATTTTTAACATCACAAACAGGCATACTACAAAATAAATGTACTACATGGCAGTTTGGATATGGCTATAATACAGGTATACCTACTGCAACCTATCAAAATCTTGGGCAGTTGGTAACACAGACTTACATGTTCCAGCGTTACATTCCTAGAACGAAGTTTAACGGCAATTTATTGAATATAAGAAATGCAAATGGAGTACTAAGCAATCTAGCAATATTTAGCAATGAGTTTGCTGGAGCATCATTACATAATAAAATGTTATTTGGTAGTGTAGCAATAGACTATAAAAATGATTCAGCTGAGTTTACAATGTGGGAAGTTTTTAATAAAACCGTAGTTGATGCTGATAACTTTGCTGATTTTGAAGCTTATTTATTCAATATTTTGTATGAATTTAATTATCTTTATGAAAACAACTAAGCAATGGGACTAGTAAGAGGTGAAGATGTGATACTTAGCGTTCTACAAAACCAAGATTATGTAGGTGATGTCTATGTGCCTATTGGTTGTGCTAGATCAGTAACCTTTGACATGTCCACTGATTTTATTGAAACATCAGTTACTGAATCAGGAGTGTTTAAAACATTCTTACCATCAGGCAAGCAATTTAGTGGAAGTATTGAGGGATTAGTATTTTTGGATAAGCCTGAAACTGGTGAAACAAGAGCAACAACAACTTTAGATTTAACTGATATAGCTGATAGTGGAGAATTTCCTACTGATGGTAATTTATTTTGTTTAATAAGAGCTTTTGAGATTACTAGTTGGGTAAATTTATTTGTTACTTCAACTGGTACATTTGCAAATTTTGCAGCTTTTTTAACTTATATGAATGATGGTATAAATGCTGGTGGTAGTGGTTATCAATCTGTAATAAGTGGTAATAGTTTAATTATAACTGCGAGACCAGGATTAGGTGCATCAATTAATGGATGGAATTCTCAATGTTCATACGAATTTAGTCCTGCACCTGGAGTAAATATTGATTCAACATTTTCAGGTGGTGTTAATGGTTACTTTCCATCAAAAATCAGTATGGGATTTATGTATTATAAATTAATGCTTGGAGAGTTGATTCAAATAAGATATTACGAGGTTGATGATGATAATCATTATTTAAAAAAGGATTGTAGCGTGTATATTGAATCAATAAATGAGACTGCATCATTTGACAACATAGTAACATTTTCAGCAACATTTAAAGGCACTGGAGTACCAGGAATAACTTATGGCGAAATATAAATACATACTAACGGTAATCTTTATACTATGTACACTTATTACCTATGCTCAACCAGCACAGTATACACCTATGACTGCTTCCGGATATCAAATGAAGCGTTTGAAAGTGGATTCAACATTACACTTACCGAGTTTTTGTGGTGTTCCAACTCTACGTGGTAGTACGGTTAAAGATGGAGCATTGGCAATAGATACGTGTGGAGGTTATCTTTATATGTGGACTAATCAACTTGGTTGGGACACGATTAATGTAACCACAACTGGTGGAGGTGGTAATCAGGATTTGCAAAGTGTTTTGAATAATGGCAATACATCTTACAATAGAGACATTAATTTACTTGGTAGAACATCAGGCAATCAAATTTATATATCACCATTAGACAACAATTGGATGCCTTTTATGGCTCTTGGTGATTCCATTGGTGGTGGACTTTATCAGTATACTTATCCACAGGCTACCATTGAGTTTATAAATAAAAACATGCCTCAAAAGTTAAAAGGTCAAGATAGCACTAGAGCCATTATTTATTTACCTACACAAACAATAGACGCAACAGATACATTGGCTAAGCTTAGTGATGTAAGGGATGTTAATGGTGATTTTTGGAAAACAACTGGGACAACAACAACAACAGGAAATGTTACTATAATCAATTCAAATGGTATTATATCTTTTGCTGGTGGAGAAGAAGATATAGCAACATTTTCAGTTACATCAAATGATATTAATCTTGGACCAGTGAGTGGTAATTTAACATTTAGTAATATACAATCATTAACAGACACATCAACTTATAAACCTTTGATGATTAGTAGTGGTGGTATAGTAAAACAATCAACATCTTGGGTAAGTGGTGGTTCAACAATAGACACAACAAACCAATTTGTAAAACGATTAACACGAACACCAGGCAAAGATTCAATCATTTATTTTATTGGTGGTACAAGATATGCTATTAAAGATAGTGTGGGGGGAAGTGGTACTGTTACTTCTGTAGGATTAACTATGCCATCAGCATTTACGGTTTCAAATAGTCCTGTTACGGGAAGTGGAACAATAGGTGTTACAGGGTCTGGTACAGTATCTCAATATGTAAGAGGTAATGGTACATTGGCTGATTTCCCAACATCAACAGGTGGGGGAGCTTCGGTTTCTTACTATTTAAATGGTAGTGTGTCTCAAGGAACAATAGGAGGAAATGCTTATAAACAAATTAATGCTGTACCTGTTATTGGTGCAGGTACAGATTTTACAATAAATGCAAATGGATATATTGCGCAATTTATTACAGATGTAGCAGATCCAAATAAATTATCAATACCTGCTGGAAATTGGAATTTTGAAACTTATTTTAGTGCATCATCAGGAGGTGGCAGTCCATCATTTTACATTGAGTTATATAAATACGATGGTACAACATTTACATTAATTGCATCTAATTCGGCAACTCCTGAAAATATTACAGGTGGAACAAATATTGATTTATATTTCACAGCATTAGCAGTTCCCTCTACAACATTACTTGCAACAGATAGACTAGCAGTAAGATTTTTTGTTACTCATAGTGGTAGAACAATAACAATGCACACAGAAGATAATCATCTGTCGCAAATTATTACTACTTTTTCTACAGGATTAACAGCGTTAAATGGCTTAACAGCACAAGTGCAAAACTTTTCTACAGGCACAAGTGGTACTGATTTTGCAATATCATCAGCAAGTTCTACACATACATTTAATCTACCTACTGCATCAGCTACAAATAGAGGGGCATTATCTACCTCAGATTGGAGTACTTTTAATGGTAAATTAGGAGCATCTGATACAGTTTCTTTGTCCAACAGAATCAACCTTAAGCTAAATATAGTAGACACATCAGCATTACAGCGCAAATCTATTCCAGCTTATACTATTTTAGCTAATAAAACACCTGCAACGGCAAACGCAACGGCTCAAACATTTAGAGATACATCAGGAGTGTATGACGGCTCAATAACTTGGACTGCTACAACAGCACCATCAGGGGCAACCAATCATTCTTATAGATTAACACAAATAGGAAAATTTGTTACTTTAAATATTTCTTTAGTTTACGCAACAAATGGTAATTCAACATCTGCAATACTATTAACATTACCAAGTAATGCACCAACACCAGCACAACCAACAGGATTAACAGGCGCAAATCAATACATTTATGTATTAAATTGTCAATTGGCTACCAGTGCTAATTTAATGGCTTCAACTGCTCAAACAAGAGGAATGATGAGGAATAATTCAGCAAATAATGGAGTTGAATTGTTTGCAAGTTGGGTTGGATCAAGTATAGCACAAGTAAATCTTACTATTCAATATTGGACTAATTAACTATGAAACACATAAGACAAAAATTAATTTTATCGGGGAGGGGAATAGAGTTGGCTTATACCGTTGTAAATACAACAGGGTGGACATTGCCTTTAGAGCAACACCCATCCATTGTAGAACACCCTGAATCATTTGAAATAAGTTATGATGATATTCCTGAGGATGCACAATATTTAAACTATACAAGCAATGGATAACGCACAATTGACAAATATATTAATGATGGCTATTTTTAGCTTAGTAGCTTTTGTAAGCAATATTTTCATAAAGAAAATGGATAGATTTGAAAAGAAAATTGAGCAGATATTACTATCTGATGTAGCCATTAACAAAGATATTGATGTTATGAAAACAGACATTGAAAATCACGAAACTAGAATTACAAATTTAGAAACCAAATAAATATAATTATGCAAAGTACATTTTTAACACTTAATAATAATGACTTTTTAAAAGGTCTTATTATGGCTGTATTGTCAACCGTTATTACTATTGTTTATCAAACCGTTGAAGCTGGGAGCTTAATGTTTGACTGGAAGGCTATTGGCACAATGGCTCTTACATCAGCATTGGCTTACATAATGAAAAATTTGTTTACCAATTCAACCGGTAAATTGTTTGCAAAAGAGCAAAAGTGATATTTGCCGGGAGTACAGGAGTAAATTCCCTGATATGCCAACAAAAAAGTTGGCTAGGATTATCTATGCAGATAATAATTTGACTTTTATAAATCTTGAAAGTCCTTACTCTTTGCTAAGATATATTGAAGGTAAAAGTGGTGCTAAACAAAGAAAAAAAGTACAAAATACTAAATTCTATATGGCAGAAAGTCGAAGTTACAACCCTTACAAATTACCTGAATCTTATGAAGAAAAAAGAGATCCTTTTATACTTCCTACTAGCTGTAATAATATTCTGCTTATTTCAGATTTACACATCCCTTACCATAATATTGAGGCAGTTACTATTGCCTTAGATTATGGCAAAAAAGAAAAGGTAAATACTATCTTCATAAATGGTGATTTAATTGACAATCATCAAATAAGTAAGTTTGAATCAGATCCTAAGAAAAGAAGTGTTAAACAGGAATTTGATGCTACAAGAGAGTTTTTAGTTCAATTAAGAAAAGCATTTCCAAAGGCATTAATTTATTGGCTTAAAGGTAACCATTGCATCCGGTGGGAAAAATTTTTATATTCAAAAGTGCGCGAGATATGGAATGATGACTATTTTTTCTTAGAGGAGCGTTTACAACTAAATAGCGTCAAAGTAAAAATCTTAGATGATAAAGTTTTGGTAAAAGCTGGCAAATTATCTATTACTCATGGCCATCACATCTTCAAAGGAGCATTCACACCAGTTAATCCTTCTCGTGGGGCATTTTTAAGGGCTAAGCAGTCATTAATTGTTGGACACCTACATAGACCAAGCCATCATCCTGAAACTGATTTGGACGGCAAAATAATAAGTTGCTGGAGTACAGGGTGCCTATGTGAGCTTAGAGCAGATTACTCACCATTGGTTGGTAATACGATGCATGGGTTTGCTCACATACAAATAGCTAAAGATGGAGATTACACCGTAAAAAATTATTCAATCATAAAAGGTAAGTTATGCTAGATGAAAAAGTAATTTTGGAAGATGAATTAAGCTATGAAATTGAGGATAAAAACAGCGAGTATATTGCAGCTGCATACAACTCATTAGGGGCCATAGATTTATTAGATACTGGCTTAATGAACGCAGCAGATAAAGAGATAATAAAAAACATACAATACCAAGCCATAAATATAATTAGTGAATCTTTAAATAATATTTTCAATGAGATATTTGATACCAGTATTGATGATGCTGATATGTAGTTGTAATCCTACACAAAGGGCTATAAATAAGGTTAATGCAGTAAATAAAAGACATCCGGAAGTATTGGCTAACTTTTGTAAAGATACGTTCCCATGTGTTACATTCAAAATTGATACAGTTACAAATGTAGAGTATGATTTTGTAGAAGTACAATGTCCTGGATATGATTATGACAATGCATTGGTTGATACAGTATGGCTTACATTTAGCAAAACACAATTAATTGAGGGGCCAACAGTTATAGCTAGGCAGTATAAAACCAATACAATAACTAAGGTTGTAAGAGATAGCGCATCTATCAGATCATATGAGCTTGAGATTATATCTTGTAACAATAAATGCAACGATTTAATACAACAAAATAATAAGCTTCAAAATAAAGTAACTGCAAAAAATCGTTGGATAATGTGGCTTATAATAGCACTTTTACTAAGCATAATGTGTAACATAATACAACTAAAAAAATGATAGCATCAAAAAATTGCATAAACTTAATTAAGTTATTTGAGGGGTATAAGCTAAGGCTTACTTATGCCCGGCATCAGTAGTAACCATAGGATGGGGCAGTACCATGTACACTGATGGTAGAAAAATAAAAATGGGTGATACCATTAATGAGCAACAAGCTGAGCAGATGCTTATGTGGGAATTGAAAAATAAATCTGTTGCTTTGCATGGCCTTAATCTTAATCAAAATCAATTTGATTCATTATTATCTTTTGTTTACAATCTTGGTATTGGAGCATTTGCTAAATCAACACTAAGAAAAAAGATTTTAACCAATCCTAATGATCCTACAATAAAAGATGAGTTCATGCGTTGGAACAAAGCAAGAGTAGGTGGGGAATTGATGGAGCTTAAAGGTCTCACTAGGCGCAGAACATGTGAGGCTGAATTATACTTTAAATTATGATTTCGTTTTGTTAGTAAATAACGGCTTAACGTATCTACGTTTTGAGCCATCTTCTAGGGTAGATTTGTTTTTCATTCCCTCCGATGTTTCTACATTGGAGGTTTTTTTTTATATCTATTCTGTCAGTTTTACGCTGACAATTAAGATACAATAATAAAAATAATAAAAAATATTATTTTTATTTGGTTAATTAAAATAAGTTTCTTTATATTTGAATCTCAAATCAAAAATCTAACAAAATGAAGCAATCAACTAAAGACACAATTACCGTAACAATTATTATCATCCTCGCATTACTTGGGGATTCAATTTTTAACCAACTTTAAAAAAAATGACAGAAACAAAAAAACGAGGGAGAAAGCCAATCGCTGAAAGCAAAAAAAAGAAGCCAGTTATTGTCTATTTATCAGATGAGCAAATTGACAAACTTGGTGGATCATTGGCAACTAGAAATATTTTACAAGATTATTCATTATTTAAAATCAAACAGTATGAAAAAAAGATTGTTCAACATCCATGACTTTGTACTTAGACACGATACTATTATCGTGCAAATCAGTGAAAATAATTACACTCCTAATAGCATAGTAATTCCTATACATGCTTTTATCCAGTATCTACTTAGGCATGACCGTCTATATTTTGAAACTCAAGACATCAGCACTGGTCAACTTGTAACAAAAACTTACCACTTGACATTTGATAACTACTGGGATGAAATGGAGCGTGATTACAAAGAACAAGACATTTATGACTTCATCATTTGTACTTGCGTTGATTTCACTAAGGCCATTGATAGAATAGAAATGAATTTAAAAAAAGAACATTATATATGGTAAAAATCTTAAAGAAAATTTATGACAAACTATTCAAATCGGCAGAAGATATTGAACACGAAAAAAAAGTTCAGTACTTTAATAGACATAATACTAAAACAACAAAAACAAGACAGAATCTTAAAACTAAATCATCCTAAAATAAAACAACATGAGCAATTACTTTATAGATACTAATCAAAAGCAAATTACATTTACAGACAATAGATTTTACACTGCAGAATCAGGTAAATTTATTCCAAGCGTTACAACCATTCTTAACGCCTTCCCAAAGGACGCACATTTTTTCCAATGGCTTAAACAAGTAGGCAGTGAAGCTGATACCATTCGTGATGAAGCTGGCAGACGTGGCTCAATAGTACATACACTTACTGAGCGTTATGATGCTGGTGAGGAAGTTAACTTATTAGATAACGGAGGTAACATTGGTTACAAGATGTCTGAGTGGACTATGTTTGAGCGTTATGTAGAGTACAGAAAGCAAGTAGAACAGGAAATAATGTATAGTGAAATCAACTTTATCAGTGAGCATTTAGGCTATGCTGGAACAATTGCCCGAGTAACGCAGATTAACGGCAAAAATTATCTTATTGACATCAAAACATCTAATACTATCTATGACCATTACTGGTGCCAATTAGCTGCATACAATCAGCTTATGATTGATGCTTACAAGTCTATGAACATCATTGATCATGTGGCAATCCTATGGCTTAATGCTAAGACCAGGACAGCAGGTAAAAATGGTGCTATTCAAGGTGCAGGCTGGCAGTTAATCATTCGTGAAGATGCTGAGCGTGATAATGACTTAAAGTTATTCAATGCTACAAAGCTTTTATGGGATGCGCAAAATAGCGACATGAAGCCTAATAACAAATCTTATTCATTAACACATAAATTGTAAAAAATGGGAAAAACAATTAAATTTAAAAGTGATATGCGTGATTTAAACGCTAATACTTTAGAAATGATGTTAGATGTCTATGAACCATATTTAGATGGTGAAAAATTTGTTGAATTAACACTTTCAAGTAAACCAAAATATGGACCAAACCCAGAAGATTATGATCCTGGTGTTGGTTTATGGATGATGTTTAACAAAACTACTGTTCAAGATTTAATAAATGAATTAGTAATGTTAAAAACTAAAATGTAAAATAAAATTACTTAAACGGTGGCACCGACACAGCCATATTTAAAACAATGGGATCAATAATCAAAAATTCTGCCATTTACCTTACCATCAGTGATGGCAATTAATCATTCGTGAAGATAATGAGCGTGAGAATGACTTAAAGTTATTCAATGCAACTAAACTTTTATGGGATGCGCAAAACAGCGACATGAAGCCTAATAACAAATCTTATTCATTAACACATAAATTGTAGTTATGACACCAAAGGAGAAAGCAAAAGAGTTAATTGATAAATATTTAAAAGAAGATTTTAGATTAATACAAGAGTATATTCCAATCCCAATAATATTTGCTAAAGATTGTGCGTTAATTGTAGTTGATGAAATTATAAATGAATTAAATGAAAATAATGATTCAACTTATTCAATAAAAAGAATTATTTTTTGGGGCGAAGTAAAACAACAAATAAAAGCTGATATCTTACTATCATTTTAACCAATGGGACAAATAATAAAAAATTCTGCCATTTACCTTACCATCAGTGATGGTAGAATCTGCAGACGTGTGCAATCTCCCACAGCGACATCTAAGGAGAGAACAACAAAAGACGGTAAAGTAGTACACGAAGAGCAGTATCATGGCTGGAGTGGTAAAATTACCGACATCCAAACAAGGCAAACTGATTATGGTAAAGAGTGGAACGTAACCATTGAAGATGGGGACACCAAAGCATCTTTACAAATGAAGTACAGCAGTGGCTATGCTTCTGCATTCCTTAAAACTTTGCCAAATGTTGACTTGTCAAAAGATGTAGAATTGATGCCGAAATCTGAGACAACAGACGGCAAGACCAAGACCACAATGTTCATCAAACAGGATGGCAAAGCTATCAAATGGGCTTACACAAAAGACAACCCTAATGGCTTACCATCAATGAAAAAAATTAAGGTCAAAGGTGTTGACGTTTGGGATGATTCCGACATGATGGAGCATCTTGAAAACATGGTAAAATTTAAATTTGCAAACAGCAAACTGGATGATTCAGACGTGCCGTTCTAACCTAACAACTTTAATCAGGTGGCGGAATATGGCGCTAAAATAAGGAGGAGAGGTTACCGAGTCGCAAGCCATGCGAGAGCTTCACAGGTTCAAATCCTGTTCTGATTAAAATGGGGGTGCGACCATTCAACGCACATTTTAAATTATTTATCATCATCAAAACAAATAAAAATGAGTACTAAAATTGAATACTTTGGAGATTTTATCAGCAGTATAATAATATCAGAAGACAGGTTTAAATACCTTGAAAATGCTGGAGTAGAAATATTATCGTGTGTAGAATATAAAGACGGTAAACCAATAGCACAAGGTGAAAAGAAATTTGATATTACCTTTAAAGTAAATAAC